AACACACTAGGAATGCAACTTTTTAAAATCCTTGCAGTTGCTTCTCCTGAAAATAATGCATCTGGTGTCTTCAGCACCAGTTCGTCCATAGTATTCATTCCATATACTGGTATATCAGTAATCTTATTATTTTCAATTATATCATTATTATAAAAAGCACCTTGACTGGGTAAATTAACAAATATTTTTGGTTGTCTTTTAAACTGTTCTAAAAAACTTGGCATAGATTTTCCTATAAATATAATATATTTACACATCCAATTTTTTAGGAGTTTGATTAATGGCAGATGAAGCAAAGCAACTTTCAGATGAGGCTTTAAAAGCCCTTAAAGATAGTATAAACGGTGTTTCAAATAGTTTAGGAACCTTGAACGGAGCCCTTAGGGCAGGTACAGTGTCAGCTGATGATATGGCTAAGACATTTAGAGATACAGCCGGCAGTATTCCTGTGCTTGGCTCAGCGTTAGGTATGCTTGGCTCAGCATTAAATGTAGCAACTGAGTACATAGGTGAAACAAATAATATGTACAACACACTTGCTAAATCAGGAGCAGGACTTTCTGGAAGCATATTTGAATTGCGTTCCTCGTTTAACGAATCAAGGATGAGTATTGACCAATTTACAAGATTTGCTCAAGAAAATAGCCAGCAGCTCGCTGCATTTGCTGGAGGTGTAAGTCAAGGAACAAAGCGTATAGGCGAATACGGCAAAGCGTTAAACGATTCAAACCAAGGACAGAGTGCAATCATAAATCAGTTTATGAATCTAGGTTATTCTATCGACGAAGCAACTGAATTTACAACACGATATCTTGCTACTCAACAGAGAAGTAACAGGATGGCACAAATGACAGCCCAACAAGAAGTTGCCCAAGCTGCTGAATATGCAAAACAATTAAAAGTCATATCAGCGTTAACTGGTAAGAGTGCAAAACAAATGCAAGACGAGCAAAGCGCTCGTTTACGTGACGGAGCAACAAGGGCTGCTTTGATGAAAGCAGAAAAACAAGCAGGTGCTGCTGGTGCAAATGTAGCAACAGCCTACACTGAAGCTCAAACTGCTTTACAAAAATCTCCAAAAGTAATGCAGGACTTGTTAGATGACTTAATTCAAACAGGTGTTCCTATGACCGAAGCAACACAAAATTTTGCTGCTGTAAACGGAGAAGCTTACAATCTATTGGTAAAAGCAGCACAGGCCACAAAAGCAGGAGATGTCGAAGAAGCACAGAGATTGACAGAAGAAGCGGCTGCAAAAGGAGCAGAATTTGCCCAAAGCGAAATGGGATTAACTATTGCAACATTATCTCAGGTTAGTGATGTGGCCAAAGGTCAAGCCGATGCTTTAGCTGAAATGGGTCCAATAATTGACGCAGTACGTGGCAACATGGATGACCTAAAAGCAACCACTGGCGAAAGCGTAACGTTCCTTGATGCATGGAACAAAGCAGTTGCTAATTCTATTCAAAGGGTCACCGACGAAGCATCTGGTTTAGTAGCCGGTACGAATATGAAGCAAATATATGATCAAGCTGGAAAACAAGCAACAGATGCAGCTACACGATTCCAAGAAAATGTAGGAGACACCCTTGCGAATCAAGATGTCAATTTAAGTGAGACAGCTAATACCATGTCAAGAAATACTAACACTGCAGGAGATTTAGTAGATAATGTGTATAACAAAATAGGCGATTTGCCTTTCTTTAAAGATGACATTGGTGCTGCGCTAAATTCATTAAGCGAAGAGCAAAAAAAATTATATGATATAACAGAAAAGGATATAGAAAAATATAATGAATATATGAAGCTTGGAGCAGGTGATACTCAAAAGAAAGCAGACATAAGAGAGCAGCTAGGAGCTAAATTTTTTAATGATCTAAACTTAGAAGCCACTGACACAGATCTTAAAATTTATGAGGAACTTAAAAATTTAGGCGATGCTAGAATAAAGGAAAGAGAACAACAACTTCAGCAACAGAAAGAAGAAACAGTTCAACAAATAGAAACACAGGTACAAGAAAATCCTGCCACAGAACCTACATACGGTATTGAAAATAACGATGATTTTTGGCAACCTTTGCTAGAATGGTTAGATACTAATCTATCAATAGACCAACTTGGAAAAATTATAGAGCTATCAAAAGCTGAAGCCGAAGGACTAAATCAACTTCCAACGGTAGCCGAAGCAAATGTTAAGGTAAAAGATCAACCATCGGAAGTAACAGAAATAGCAAATCTAATGTCAAGTTTTGAAAAAGAAGATCAAGCAAGGACAGCAGAACAGAATAGTATACAGGAACAAGTAGCAAGTCTTGGACCTGAAATGAAAACTGTTTTTAAAGATTTAGTAGCAGGAACTCCTAATTTTGAAGACTTCCAAAAAATTATTGAAGAAAATGGATCTGAATCATTTGATAAGATACAAGATCTAGCCTTACAAATGCGAGCAACTTATACAAAAGATTATTCACAAGTTGGAACAGAACCACCTCAACTAGAAGTTGCAAGCATGCCTAAAGATCCTGTTGCAGATGCAAATTTAAATGTTAAAAATTTAGCAGATAATATACAAGGACAATCAAATACTTTACAAAAAAGCATAGATACTCTAAGCATGCAGATAGGACAATTAATTGGACAACTGGAAGGACCTACAACATTAGCCGGTGACCAACCAACAGAAAATAATATGGAAAAACAGTTAGTAAGTCTCAATAATAATGTTATAGCACTAATTGGCATAAATACACAAACAATGAACTTATACAAGAGAAATTTAGAAGAAATCAGATCAAATTCGACCTTTGCTTAATAGGAATTTAATAAAAAATGAGTTGGAAAAAATATTTTACACCAGTAAATAAAGCTGGGTCACGAACTGAATCGCAAAGTCCTATTAGCGGGAGAGAATTTTCAAATAAACCTGGACCAGCAAGATCAAATTATAATTCGTTCTTACCAGATATCTATACTGGAGCACCTAATCGTGTAGAAAGATATGGACAGTACAATACTATGGATATGGATTCAGAAGTAAATGCTGCACTTGATATCCTTGCGGAATTTTGTACGCAAAAAAATAAAAAGAATGATACCCATTTTGAATTTAAATTTTATAAGAATGCTACAAACACCGAAGTACAAATCCTAAGCGAATACCTAAAACAATGGTATAAACTACAAGAATTTGAAACTAGAATGTTTAGGATTGTAAGGAATACATTCAAATATGGCGATACTTTTTTCTTGAGAGATCCGGAAACAAAAAAATTATTTTATGTTGATCCTGCAAAAGTAAATCGTATAATAGTTAACGAAAGTGAAGGCAAAGAACCTGAGCAATACATCGTACAAGATGTAGCATTAAATTTTAAAGATCTTGTTGCAACACAACCTTTGCAAACAAATGGTAGTGTAACTGGAGGCGGAACAGGTTACTTAACAGGCGGTGCTAGGGGAATGGTTGGACCAACGAATCCTTCTCAAGTTGGATCACGTTTCCAGATAGAACAAGAAGAGATTGCAGTAAATGCAGATCATATTCTACACATTAGTTTAAGCGAAGGATTAGATGAGAATTTTCCTTTCGGTAACAGTTTATTAGAAAGTATTTTCAAAGTTTACAAACAAAAAGAATTATTAGAAGATGCAATTATAATTTACAGAGTGCAAAGAGCACCTGAAAGAAGAGTTTTTTATGTTGATGTGGGTAACATGCCTAGCCATCTTGCAATGCAGTTTGTTGAGCGTGTAAAAACGGAAATCCATCAGCGGAGAATACCATCCAAGACAGGAGGAGGAACAAACGTCATAGACAGTAGCTATAATCCTCTGTCAATCAACGAAGATTACTTTTTTCCTCAAACTGCAGAAGGTAGAGGCAGTAAAGTTGAAACATTGCCAGGCGGAACTAATCTAGGCGAGATAGATGACCTACGATACTTTACAAATAAATTAGTAAGAGGCTTACGTATACCTAGCAGTTACCTACCCACCGGTGCTGACGATAGCAATGCTCAATACAACGACGGTAGAGTAGGCACAGCTTACATACAAGAATTGAGATTTAATACCTATTGCGAACGTTTACAAAACTTGTTGATAGAAGAATTTGATCAAGAATTTAAAAGATATTTACTAGAAAAAGGTGTTAATATAGATACTGCAATGTTTGATATTAAGTTTTGTCCTCCACAAAATTTTGCAGCATATAGACAATCTGAACTTGATACACAAAGGATTGGTACGTTTGGACAAATACAAGCTATACCATTTATTGCTAATCGTTTTGCATTGAAAAGATATCTAGGATTAAGTGAAGAAGAAATTGCAGAAAATGAACGGCTATGGCGAGAAGAGAACGACGAAACACTACAACCCGGCGGAGGAGATGCGGCAGCTGAAATGCGTGGTGTAGGAATTAGCGGAGCAGGAATATCTGCGGATATTGGCGGTGCTGAAGACATAGCAGATATCGAAGGAATGGAAGACGGAGGCGAAGGTGAACCTCCAACAAGTGCAACTGTACCAGAACCAGGAGCAGAAGCCGCACCAGCAGATACAGGAGCCGCACCAACGGTATAAATACAGTATGATACTACGTGAATTATTTTATTATGACAAAGAAACCATGGAGCCTAACGAAGACGATAGGTACGAACCGCAGTATGACAAATCTGTTGTTGATCTAGATGACACTAGAAAAACAAGATTAACACTTAAACAGATAAATCGTGCTAGGAAAGCAGCAGAACTTCATGATAAAGAAAAGGCTAATGAGATTGAATTTGTAAGACAAATGTAGGAATGGCTGCCCAAGCGGCTGCAGCAGGCGAAGGGTTAGTGTGAAAATTGATAAATCATTATACACTAAAGAAGAATTTAAACTCATAAGAGAACAACGTAGAATAGCAAAAAATCAAAAAAAAAAGAAATTTTTTATAGAACCATCTCAAAATAAGACCCATCAAGTTGCTTTTGTTTTAGGTAACGGAAACTCTAGACGAGATATTTTATTACAAGAACTTTCAACTGTAGGAGTTATCTATGGTTGCAATGCGTTATATAGAGAATTTTCGCCTGAGTATCTAATAGCTGTTGATGCAAAAATGGTTTTAGAGATTAACAAATCGGGTTATCAAAATAAACATGAAGTTTGGACTAATCCTAATAGAGCATACGAAAGAATGAATAATTTTAATTTTTTTCAACCAAGTAAAGGATGGAGTAGTGGTCCTACAGCATTATGGTTAGCAGTTCAGCATAAATGGAAAGAAATATTCATACTAGGTTTTGACTACAAAGGATTAGACAACGGTAAAAAATTTAATAATATTTACGCTAATACTCCTAACTACAAAAAAAGTTCAGACAGTGCAACATTCTTTGGTAATTGGGCAAGACAAACAAAAACTGTGATAAAAGACAACCCTGGTGTATTATTTAAAAGGGTTATTGATAAAGGTAATTATACCCCTGAAGACTTAGAAAAATTAGAGAATTTTCAAAATGTAGATAAAGAATTCTTTAAAAAAACATATAGCCTAACATAAAAACAGCATTTTGACATCTTTTAAGTACCTTTTTAAACATTTTAAGTAAATACTATTATGACAGCCTTACCATCTGGTAAATTTATAGGAGTAATCAATGGCACAAAAAAGAACAAGAAAAAGAATTAATGAAGCTGCAAAGCCAGTAGCTGGTAGCAAAAAAGGGCCAGTAAGTGCCCAAAAACAAAAAGAATTAGATCAAGCTGAAAAAGCTGATAGTCAAAAAACAGGATCTACAGCAAAATCGGGTCCTATGAAACAAGAATCTGTTGATAAGTTTCAACAAATGCTCGAGTATCTTGTAAACGAAGATACAGCAAGAGCTGAAGATCTTTTTCATGAAATTGTAGTGGAAAAATCGAGACAAATTTATGAAAATTTGTTACAAGAAGAGCAAGACGAAGAAGTTGACGAAGCTGACGACGAAGAAGTTGATGAGTCAGACGATGATGAATTAGATGAAGCTGATGACGAAGAAGTTGATGAGTCAGACGATGATGAATTAGATGAATCATACGACGAAGAAGTAGACGAAGCTGATGACGAAGAAGTAGACGAAGCTAATGACGAAGAAGTAGACGAAGCTGATGACGAAGAAGTAGACGAAAACTTTAATTTAGATGAATTTGAAGTTGAAGGCGAGCCGGAAATGGACATGGACATGGGAATGATGGGCGGAGACGCAGGCGATGACATGGAAATGGACATGGATGACGAAGAAGGCGACATGGATATGGATGCTGACATGGACGGTGACGAACCTGTAACACAAGATGATATTAAAGATCTTGAAGCAGAATTAGCCGATCTTAAAGCAGAGTTTGAGCAAATGCTAGCCGGTGAAGAAGGCGACATGGATATGGGCGACGAAGAAGGCGACATGGATATGGGCGACGAAGAAGGCGACATGGATATGGGCGACGAAGAAGGCGACATGGATATGGGCGACGAAGAAGAGGAAATGCCTGAAGAAAATTTTAATTATGAGTCAAGAAAAAATTTGAGTCAAGCAGAACTAATGCGAGAATATGTTAATAAAGTAGGCGGCGAGCAATATCATCAATATGGCAAAATGGGCGACAATGGCACAAACACAAAGTCACCAGTAGCTGGAAAAAATGATATGGGTGGTACTACAGCGAACATATTAAAAGGCGGAACAGAGTCAGGTGTTGAAGCTAACAAAGGTAATCTACATGGTAACCCAGTAAGTGATCAAAATCCAAAAGACATGAATACAGGTAATGTTAATGTACCAGGAAATAAAAAAGCTCCGGCAATGAAAACAAACTCTACAGGACATGGTGCTGAAAGAAAAGGTAAACCAGAGTCATCAGACAAAGGTGCCGGAAGCCCATTAAACGGTGCTCCAAAGAGAGCAAAATAATAAGGACTTATAGATGAATTTACTACGAGAGCATTTGACCTTTGACCAAGCAGGAGTTATCGTTGAGAATGCCAACGAAGGGAAAGACTTGTTTATGAAAGGAATTTGTATACAAGGCGGAGTACGCAACGCAAACCAGCGTGTTTATCCTGTAAATGAAATTGGCAGGGCTGTCAAAACTCTCAGCGAGCAGATACAAGGTGGATATAGTGTTCTCGGTGAAGTAGATCATCCAGAAGGCCTCACAGTCAATTTGGATCGTGTTAGCCACATGATAACTGAAATGTGGATGGACGGTCCAAATGGCTACGGAAAAATGAAAATCCTTCCAACGCCTATGGGACAATTAGTAAGAACAATGCTGGAAAGCGGAGTTAAGCTAGGAGTTTCAAGTAGAGGGTCAGGAAATGTTTCAGAAGACGGAAGCGGAAATGTAAGTGATTTTGAGATTATTACAGTAGATGTTGTAGCACAACCTAGCGCACCTGGTGCGTATCCAACTCCTATATACGAACATTTAATGAATACAAGAGGTGGATATAAGGCATATGAATTAGCACAGGCAACTAGAGAAGATAAAAAGGCACAAAAGTACTTAAAAGAATCGTTGATCAATATGATCAATCGACTCCAATAATAGGAGAATAATAATGTTGGATGCACTAAAAACACTTTTTGAGAACAACGTAGTTTCAGAAGATGTGCGCCAGGAAATTGAAGAAGCATGGAACGCAAAGGTGAAAGAAAATCGCCTAAGTGTTACTGCAGAACTTCGTGAAGAGTTTGCTCAAAAATATGAGCATGACAAAGGCTTGATGGTAGAAGCAGTAGATAGAATGGTAAGCGAAAAACTAGAAGCTGAAATGGCCGAACTAGTTGAAGATCGCAAGCAACTTATTGAAGCAAAAACCAAATATACTAGAGCTATGAAAGAAAATGCAACTGTAATGAAGCATTTTGTAACACAAAGCCTAGTAAAAGAAGTTAGAGAATTACACGAAGACCAAAAAACAATGGCGGACAAATTTAGAATGTTAGAAGATTTTATTGTTGAAAGTCTAGCATCAGAAATTAAAGAGTTCCAAATTGATAAGAAAGATTTAGCTGAAACTAAAGTAAGACTTGTTAGAGAAGCTAAAGGACATTTCAAGAAGATTAAAACAAAGTTTGTAGAAACAAGTGCAAACAAAGTATCTACATTAGTTGATAAAGTTCTTAATAAAGAAATTCATCAATTAAAAGAAGATATTCACACTGCACGAAAAAATGACTTTGGTAGACGATTGTTTGAAGCATTTGCAGCTGAGTATGGCAATAGCTATCTCAATGAAAAATCTGAAACATCTAAACTATTAAAAGTTGTTGATATTAAAAACAAGCAATTAATAGAAGCCAAGAAAATTCTTGAGCAAGCTAAAATTGCTACACAGAAAAAGCAAAAAGAAGTAAAAAGTCTAAATGAATCTATTAACAGGAATAAAATTATTTCTGAATTAGTAGAACCTTTAAATAAATCACAAAAAGAGCTTATGCTTGATTTATTAGAAAGTGTACAAACAGATAGACTACAAAATTCTTTTGATAGATATTTACCAACCGTAATTGACGGTAAAAAACCAGAGCAAAAAAAGGCAATTATAACAGAAGGCAAAGAAGTAACAGGCAATAAAACACAAAAACAAGATATGACAACTGGTGCAAGGGATAATGTCATTGACATTCGTAGACTTGCAGGACTTAATTAAGGAGAAATAAGAGATGTCAGAATTATTAGAGAGTCGCTGGCAGGATACTAGAGCTGCACTTCTAGAAGGCCTACAAGGCACGAAAAAAAGCGTCATGGCAACGACTTTGGAAAATACAAGAAAGTATTTGGTTGAAAGTGCAACCGCTGGAAGTACAGCAGCAGGTAATATTGCTACCCTAAACAGAGTAATTTTACCAGTTATTAGAAGAGTAATGCCAACCGTTATAGCTAACGAAATTGTTGGTGTTCAACCAATGACAGGTCCAGTAGGACAAATCCATACATTGCGTGTACGCTACAGTGAGTCAATGTCCACAAGTGGCGGAACTGATGTAACTGCCGGTGAAGAAGCATTGTCACCATTTAAGATTGCTGAAGCTTATTCAGGTAACGGTAGCAATCCTGGCAAGCCAGATGCAACAGCTAACCTGGAAGGTCAAGCTGGCAGAAAAATGTCAATTCAAATCTTGAAGCAAACTGTTGAAGCTAAAACACGAAAGCTCAGCGCTCGCTGGACTTTTGAAGCTGCACAAGATGCTCAAGCTATGCACGGAATTGATGTAGAAGCTGAAATTATGGCTGCATTAGCTCAAGAAATTACTGCTGAAATTGATCAAGAAGTATTAGCTAGTTTAAGAACTTTAGCCGGTACATCAGGTTTATCATATGATCAAACAGCAGTTTCTGGTACAGCTACATTCGTAGGCGACGAGCATGCTGCATTGGCAGTATTGATTAACAGAGCAGCAAATATTATTGCTCAAAGAACAAGAAGAGGCGCTGCTAACTGGGCAGTTGTTTCTCCTTTTGCTTTAACTGTACTACAAAGTGCTACAACAAGTGCATTTGCTAGAACAACAGAAGGCACATTTGAAGCACCAACAAATACAAAATTTGTTGGTACATTAAATAATGCTATGAAAGTATATGTAGACACATACGCAGGCGACGGAACAGACATCCTTATTGGATACAAAGGTTCAAGCGAGAGCGATGCTGCTGCATTCTACTGCCCATATATTCCATTAATGAGCAGCGGAACAGTACTTGACCCAGCTACATTCGAGCCAGTAGTTAGCTTTATGACAAGATATGGATATGTAGAATTAACAAATACAGCTTCATCTCTTGGTAATGCTGCTGATTACTTGAATAAAGTAGCAATGGATTCAACTAAGGTATTCTTTAGCTAAGATTATTATCTAACTAAGATACTAAAACTAAAAAGCTCTATAAATATTTTTATAGAGCTTTTTTTTTGGAGAAAAAACCATGGCATATAATGATGCAGTATTAGAACATTACAACAATCCTAAAAACGTAGGCAGTTTAGACAAATCAGCAGCAGATGTTGGTACAGGGTTAGTTGGTGCACCGGAATGCGGTGACGTTATGAAATTACAAATTCGTGTAGAAAATGAACGTATTGTTGATGCAAAATTTAAGACGTTTGGTTGTGGATCAGCTATTGCAAGTAGTAGTTTAGCAACAGAATGGGTAAAGGGCAAGACAATTAACGAAGCATTTGAAATAAAAAATACAGAAATAGTAGAAGAACTTGCATTACCGCCAGTAAAAATTCATTGTTCAGTTTTAGCAGAAGATGCTATAAAAGCAGCAATAAAAGATTACAGGAGTAAGCAATGCACAGAGAATTAGTAGATCAAGACGAAAATGAACAAATAGGCTTAACTAACTATCGCTTTAAAGATTTGCCAAACTGGGCAAAAAAAGCATGGTTAGCACAAAAACAAAACAAGCCTAAAACTTGATAAATACTTTGTGCGATAGTGTGCCACAAGGGTGGACTTATGCTGACCCACAGCGTACCGGCTAGAACCCGGATCGGACTTCTAACAAGGAGAAAAAAATGGGAAGACCAGTAAACAAAAAGTATTTTGGAACACCTACAGCAACCGGAAATCAAATAAAAGTACAATTTCATAACGGCTCTAGTAGTGTTCCTGGTTGGATAGTAAAACAAAAAGCATCAAAAAAATTCCTTTGTCAAGACGGACAAAGTAATACAGCAATATGTTCACTTGTTCAATCTGCAACTGATGCAGCAAATGTTTCAGCAGGTCAAATGACAATCAATGTTCAACTAGACGATCTTACCGTTGTCCAGGTTGTTAAAATTGCGAATAGAGTTATGACAGCTACAGATGGAAATAGATATCCATGGAACTTCTCTACTAGCACAACTGATGGTGCAGCTCAAGTAGAAGAAGCCGGTACTGACGGTACAGTAGATGCAGGTGATGATACAATATTAGGTACTGCTGACGATGTGCTTACAGGTGCAGATGATTTTGGTGATCCAGATTGATAATCTTTTAAATTTAGGAGCTAAATTAGCTCCTATGATTTCGAGAATCCATGATCATAATCTTTTAAATTTGGGAGTTGCAAAAACTCCCTTATTTTGGAATAAAATATGTCAAAAGTTTTAAGTGTAGAAAACGGAAATTATATTGTTAAAGTTGAATCTGGTAAAAATATTATCCTTGATACAAGTCGAGGAGAAATTGATTCAAATGGTGATTTAGTTGGTGAAGTAATCGTCAACGGTGGTTTATTGGTCAAAGGAACAACTACAACCGTAAATTCACAAAATCTAAATGTCTATGATAATATAGTTGTTATTAACAAATATGAAAACCCTTCTGGTATTGACGGTATAATAGATAATTCAAATAGAGCCGGTATTGAAATAGATAGAGGTGATTGGTCTAGGGTTAGGATGGTGTTTGACGAATCAATTGCTTGGACCAACGGAGAAGGCACTAGCACACGAGGAACATTTACATTTGAAGACGACGATTTTTTTGGTCCTATACCTATATATATCGGCGGAGTTAAAACACCTGGTAAATTTTTTATAGATGCAAGTGACGCTATAACAACAGAATTAATTCCGGATTATAAAAAGAAAGTATTAAATTATGATGGAAATAATCTAGTAGAGATAAACAATAATGTTATAAAAGATTATCTCCATATTCCAAATATGGAGGCTGTAGCAGATTATGTTGAATACGCCTTTACAAACATAGGAACTGGTGCAGTAATAGAAGCATATGATACAAAAGTACAAGCTCATGATTTTGACATTGATAGCACTCCCAGTAGAGTTGATCATTTTATAGACGGAAATATTGTTTTTACAGTATACAGTTCAACAATTGATACACAAGGTTTGACATTAGATGGACCTTCTATTAGGCCAAAAACGAATGGTAATAATTTAACTTTAAGAGCTCCAGGACAATCCCAAGTTCAGATTGACGATGTATTAGAACTTACAACCACTCCGCATGCAGATGATCCAAAGATTGATCCTGAAGCTCCGTCAGATGGCATAAGAATTTACAGTAAATCCAGTAATAATGGTGGAACTGGTTTGTATTTTATAAACGATAATGAAATACAAGACGAATTTATAAGTAGGAACAGATCAATAGTTTATAGTTTGATCTTTTAAGGAAAAAATATGGCAATAAAAAGTGTAAGATTACAAAATACTAATTTAACATTACTACAACCACCGTCAACTGAACTAACGGATCCGGTTACTGGAACAAATTATACTCAAAATAAAACATATGCTGTAACAAATATAATTGTCTGTAATAATAATGAATTTAATTCAGCTACTTTTGATATGCATTTAGTTCCGTTTGGCGATCCAGTTTCAAATGGACAATTAGGTAACACTGGTACAAGAGTAATCAATCAACTAACTCTTGTTGCAGAAGAAACTTTTACATTTGATACTGAAAAAATTATTTTAGGACCAGGCGATAGTATTGTTTTCTTTGCCAGTCCATCAGTAGAAACTTTTACAGAAGTAAGCGGTACACCAGAAAATCCAATTTACGGTGATACACTAAATTTAACAGATTTGACTGCATTTATAAGTTATTTGGAAATATAATGAGATTAATAAAACAACAAACAACAAATGCTAGATCAATAACAGGAAAAGGTTACAAGTACAATTTAGCAAGTAACATTGCGTCAGTTGATGCAAATGCTTTATTAGTTCCAAAAGGTAATACAGAGACAAAACCATTTACGCCTATTAATGGATATGTAAGATATAATACCGATATTGATGCATTTGAATTTTTTGTTGAAAATACTTGGAAAGTAGTAAGATACAAAGAACCTGGACAGATAACACAACAAACATTAGGACCAGGAAATGGAACCTATACAGTGTTTGGACCTTTAGAAAGTGGCGACGATGACTTTCCTGAACCTGCAAATGTACAAAGCATACTTGTTTTTGTTGAAAATGTATATCAAGTGCCAACAACTAATTATCTTTTAGCAAGAGATCCGGCAAGTATAACCACTGGAGCGGTGATTGATGCATTTTATTTAGTTAATGGTGTTGAATATGTTATAGTTGATCCAGCAGATACTGATTTTACAAAAGTTGGAGCGTCTGTTAATGTATCAGGAGAAACATTTATAGCTGACTTAACAGTAGAAACAAACTTTGTAAATTATAAGTTAGGACCTACGTTAGGCGGCAGGTTTGGATATAGTGTAGATATACAAAATAACGGTGTTAATAGTTTATTGATAACTGGAGCTTATAAAAACTCAGACACTGCAACAGAAGCAGGAAAAGTTTATGTTTACAACCTTGCAGGAGCTCTTGCATACGAAATTCCAAATCCGCAAGCATTTGGCACAGAAACTGAAGATTGGTTTGGATTTGCTGTCGCAATAAATCAAACTCACATAGCAGTAGGTGCATTCCAAGAAGACAGTGCTGCTCCAGCTGGAGTAGGAGATAACAACGGTAAAGTATTTCTATACGAACTTAATACTATTAATGTAAACGTTCCAACAACACAATTAGAAATAACTACTGGTATTGGTGATGCTACAGACTGGTTTGGTTATGCTATAGCGATGTCAGAAACTCATTTAGTTGTTGGCGCACCTAAAGAAGAACCTGTTAATCTAAAACCGTCAGGAAGAGCATATATCTATGATTTAGCTAATACTGCAACTCCTGTTATCCTTGATAATCCGTTAGACTATGATTCGGGCGGATTATGGTTTGGATCTGCTGTAGATATTTCATCAAATTATGTAATTGTTGGCACAAATAATATCGAAGGACAAACTTATCAAAATAAAGCATACATATTTAATCTAGCAGGAGATCATCTTTATACACTGAATAATCCTAATACTGCCGAGACAGATGACGATGGATTTGGTCATAGTGTAGCTATCAGTGATAGATTTGCTATAGTAGGTGCTTTTAATGAATCTTTTGATGGTGTTTCGGGTACTGGTAGAGTTTATTTTTATGAAATACCGCAAGTAGATCCGTTGCAGCCAACTGATCTAGCTCCAAAATTATATCCAGATCCAAATAGCGATATAAGCGGAAATACTTATCTAAATGATGAGTTTGGCGGAATAAAAAATCCAAATATCTACGGCACTCCTTTAAATGATTTTTTTGGGTACAGTGTTTCAATAAGCGATGTATACGCTTTAATTAGCGGACATACCGAAGATATTCCTAACTATGAAGACCCAAACACTCTAGAACAAGATGCAGGTGTTGTTTATGTTTTTGATTTGTTAACTGGAGAACAATTAGTAAATTTAGCAGATGTTGACTGGGACGAGGCACCCGCAGGAGATTTATTTGGTAGTGCTTTAGCAATAACAAATACCCATTTGATAGTAGGAGCTTACGAAGAAGGAGCCGAAAAGGGCGCAGTTTATGTTTGGGAAATTGACGGAAAAGCCTTAGGAAGTGGAACCGTAAGACGAGCTGGATTATATTTAGAATTTTCATCTGCAGTTGATACTGGAAAACCAATTACTGTGATACACAACTTAGACAAGTAAGGAACGATGAGTGGCATTAGGACGCATATCTGGCGAAATGCTAGAGCAAAATTTAAATCTCACAAGAAATTTAACATTTAATGATGATGCACTTACTATCACAACAGATGGTAAAATTGGCATAAAAAATAATAATCCAGGTGTAGAATTAGATGTAACAGGCACTGCACGGGCGAACACCCTTACAGTGTTAGGAGATTTATCCATGGAGTGGACAATATCCATGGATGCTCAAGATACACTAAATTTTGCTTATAATAACAATTTAACAATGTCTTTAGCAACAAACGGTGCATTGTTATTAAATGGTATAGGTTTAGATACTATAGGAAGCGGTCAAAAAGTATTTACTGCATCTGGATCCATTAGTGCAGGAGATGTTGTTCGTTTAAATGCGAATGGTACTGTATCTGCTGGGATTTCAATTATAGATAATCCAAATGCATATAATACATCAGCAGGTGATTATTTTGGTTATAACGTTGCAATATCCGAATCATATGCCATAGTTGGAGCGTATAATGAAGATGATGCAGGTGGAACTTCTTCTGGTAAAGCATACATATTTGACACTATAACAGGAAATCTACTTTATACCCTAGACAATCCAAATGCATATGATACATCAGCAGATGATAGATTTGGTGATAACGTTGCAATATCCGAATCATATGCTATAGTTGGAGCGTATCCTGAAGATGATGCTGGTGGCACTCATTCAGGTAAAGCATATATCTATAGCACTTCGACTGGAAATTTACTTTATACTCTAGATAATCCAAATGATTTTGATACATCACAAAATGATCAATTTGGTTTTTCAGTTGCAATATCCGAATCATACGCTATAGTTGGAGCAAGGTTCGAAGATGATGCAGGTGGAACAGATTCTGGTAAAGCATACATATTTGACACTTCAACAGGAAATCTACTTTATACTCTAGACAATCCAAATGCATATAATACAACATCGGGTGATAGATTTGGCGATTCAGTTTCTATATCCGAATCATACGCTATAGTTGGAGCATATGGAGAAGATGATCTAGGTGGGAGTACATCTGGAAAAGCATACATATTTGACACTTCAACAGGAAATTTACTCCATACTCTAGATAATCCAAATGCATATAATACATCAGTAAGTGATTTTTTTGGTTCTTCAGTTGCTATATCCGAATCATATGCCATAGTTGGTGCGCAATTTGAAGATGATGCAGGTGGAACTTCTTCTGGTAAAGCATACATATTTGACACTATAACAGGAAATTTACTTTATACCCTAGACAATCCAAATGCATATAATACATCAGTAAGTGATAGATTTGGTTTTTCAGTTGCAATATCCGAATCATATGCTATAGTTGGAGCATTAGCAGAGGATGATCCAGGTGGGACAGATTCTGGTAAAGCATACATATTTGACACTTCGACAGGAAATCTACTTTATACTCTAGACAATCCAAATGCATATAATACATCAGCAAGTGATTTGTTTAGCCGTTCGGTTGCAATATCCGAATCATATGCCATAGTTGGTACATGGTCTGAAGATGATGCAGGTGGTTTAGGTTCTGGTAAAGCATACATTTATAATTTAGTTATTCTTTCAAATTGGATAGGTATTGCTGCAGAAGATATTGCAGATACTGCTACAGGAATAATTGATTTACCTGGAGCTATAAATAGAAGTCAAACAGGACTTACAACAAATAGTATTTACTATGTTGATGTAAATGGATCACTAACTACAACTCCTACTACATTTGGTATGATTGGTAAGGCCATTAGTACTACTGACTTGCAAATTTTTGGGAATGCTGTGATTGAGTTTTCAAAGGCAATTGATGTTGATTTTACCACTAACACACCAACTACTACAAGTGGATTAGTATTAACTTCAGATGGTGATAGCTCATATAGTTTCCAAAATAGTATTGATATCAGCGGAGCAATTGCCGCAAATTCTCTGCAGTCGTATTTTGTGAAAGAATATGCTAATATCGTTGCCACAAGTTCAACAATTGTAGTTGCTGACATTACAACTACAGGAACAGTTGTATACATGACAGCAGATATGACTGGAGACACAACTGTAAATGTTAGAGGAGATGCAAGTACTACACTAGACGACTTACTTGCAGTCAACGAAAGCGTAACAGTGGTATTTTTATTTACAACCGGAGCTACTGCATACATTAATAACATTTTAGAAATTGATAATCAGTCTCGAACCGTAAAATGGAACGGAGGCTCTGCGCCTACCGCAGGAACAGCAAACGCTATAGATGTTTACAGTTATACAATCATTAAAACTGCTGCAAATACCTATACAGTACTAGGTAGTTTTTCATCATTTGCCTAGGAAATAAACCATGCCAAGAATAGCAAGTCTAGCTAATATCACAGCATTTACAGCCGCATTAGGTAAAATAAAAGAAGCAGTCTATCCTTTAACTAACAGTGGAGCTACCGATCCTACTTCGCAACAATGGAGAGATAATCATGCTCCGGCTAGTTACGAATGGATTCCTAACGAAGGAATTTATGTAGATGAAGACGATCCTATTACGAATATGACGTTCATGTTTAATGAAAGTACATTTAATGATCCTGATATCACAACTTGGGATACAAGTACTGTTACAAGGTTTGACGGAGTGTTTGCAAACACAACTGCATTTGATCAAGACATTTCTAGTTGGGATACAAGTAATGGCACAGCAATGACTGGAATGTTTGCAAGTTCTCAAGCCTTTAATCAAGATATTAGTAGTTGGAATACAAATTCAGTTACAAATATGTTGTATATGTTCAGCGGTGCGCAAGCTTTTAATCAAGACATAAGTAATTGGAATACCTCAAGTATGGCAGTAGATAGTATCCCAACAGCTTTTGCCGATAATTCAGCATTACCAACTAGGAAATTCCCACTGTTTGGTAGAGACGGTAGTCAACTAAAATACTATCCAATGACTAATTCAGGGGCAACTGATCCTACTGATTTGAATTGGCGTTCTAATAATGCTCCTAGTTCAGCTACATGGATTGCAGGTAGAGGTTATATCACAGATATAACAGATCCTATTACTAATATGTATTCAATGTTTGCTTTAAATAACACATTTAACGATCCTGATATTGTTCTTTGGAATACAAGTACAACTACTAATATGAATGCTATGTTTCGTAATGCGAATGCATTCAATCAAGATATTAGTAATTGGGATGTCAGTTCAGTTACTGATATGGCTTACATGTTCAACGGTGCAACTTCATTTAACCAACCTATTGGTGCTTGGGATGTCAGTTCAGTTTTTAATATGGCCGCTATGTTCAGCACTGCAAGTTCGTTCAATCAACCCATTGGTGCTTGGGATGTCAGTTCAGTTTTTAATATGAGCGCTATGTTCAGCATTGCAACTGCATTCAACCAACCCGTTGGCGATTGGGATGTAAGTTCTGTTACTAATATGAGTTTTATGTTTGATAATGCAAGTGCGTTCAATCAAGACATTGGTCTTTGGGATGTCAGTTTAGTTACCGATATGAGTTTTATGTTCCAAAAAATGTCTGTGTTCAATCAACCTATTGGTGCTTGGGGTATAAAAACAAGTTCAGTTACTAGTATGAGGAGTATGTTTGATCAAACACCTACATTTAATCAAGATATAAGCAATTGGGATGTCAGTTCAGTTACTGATATGGTGAGCATGTTTAGGGACGCAAACAATTTTAATCAAGATCTACGCTGGTGGGATGTAAGTCACATAGCTGCAGAACCGACAGATTTCAGCCTAAATGTCAATTGGACAACTAAACCATTGTGGGGACAAACACATAATTATTACCCACTTACTAATACAGCTACTGATCCAACTGACAGTACGTGGAGAAGTAGCTATGCACCAGCAGGTGGTTATAGATTCAAACCTAATGATGGAATTTATACTCTACCTGGAGAACCAATTACTAGCATGAATGGTATGTTTAGAAATAACGGTTCCTTTAATGATCCGGATATCAGTAATTGGGATGTCAGTACAGTTACTAGTATGTATGTGACGTTTATTTATGCCTTTGCATTTAATCAAGATATTGGCAATTGGGATGTCAGTTCAGTTACTACTATGTATGGTATGTTTTATGGAGTAACTGGATTTAATCAAGATATTGGCAATTGGGATGTAAGTAATGTAACTGATATGGGATATATGTTTGCCTATGGATATGCATTCAATCAAGATCTACGCTGGTGGGATGTAAGTAACATAGCTTCTGAACCAACTGGATTCCACTACAATGCTGGTGGTTGGACAACTAAACCATTGTGGGGAGTAACACAGTATGGACCAACATTTAATTACTATCCATTGACAAACTCAGCTACAGATCCAACTTACAGTACGTGGAGAAGTAGCTATGCACCAGCAGGTGGCTATAGATTCAAACCTAATGATGGAATTTATACCTTACCTGCCGAGCCAATAACCGATATGAGCTATATGTTTTGGGGCAACACTACCTTTAATGATCCAGATATTAGTAGTTGGGATGTTAGTACAGTTACTAATATGTATAATATGTTTAGTTATGCCAATGCGTTCAATCAACCCATTGGCAATTGGGATGTCAGTTCAGTAACGAATATGAGCTATATGTTTCACAGTGCAAAATCATTCAACCAACCCATTAACAATTGGGATGTCAGTTCAGTAACGAATATGCATCGTATGTTTGCTTATGTAAATTGGAACTTCAATCAACCCATTGGCAATTGGAATGTCAGTTCAGTTACTGATATGAGTGAAATGTTTTCTCAGGCATTTGTGTTCAATCAACCCATTGGCAATTGGGATGTCAGTTCAGTAACGAATATGCATCGTATGTTTAATTCTACATGGGATTTCAACCAACCCATTGGCAATTGGAATGTAAGTTCAGTTACTAATATGGCTCATATGTTTGAGAGTGCAAGTTCGTTCAATCAAGATCTATCTGGTTGGTGTGTGGAACAGTTTGAAAGTGAACCAACTAATTTTAGCGCATTTGGTTGTCCATTAACATCAGCAAATAAACCTGTTTGGGGAACCTGTCCATAATCGTTAAACGCTAAATACTGTAGTAATTCTTAAGGAGAACACAAGTGGCAGTAGGAAGGATTAGTGGACAGCTTTTACAATCTAATCTAGTTAGGAATGGATTAGATCTAGTTTTTGATACAAATTTATTATATTTAGATACAAACAATCGACGTATAGGAGTTAATAATACTACTCCAACTTCTGATTTTGATATAACAGGCGATTTATCAGTTGGTGAAATATCCGCAGACGGTGCAATCATTCATGATGTAGTAATAGATGATAATAAAATTTCTACTGTACAAAGCAATTTAAGATTAGAAACAGCAGCAGCTGACGGCAAGATAGAAGTAAATAGAAATTTCCTTGTACCAGACGACTTTACAATTAACTTTGCAACCGCAAATGGAGCTCTAAACATAAATGGAGGTTTTCAAATTAATGGCGTTGCAGGACTTGCAGAAATAGATTGTGGCGAATATTAAACAAAAGGAGATTGCCTAATGGCAACAGTTTTAAAACTAAAAAGAAGTGGTGTAAATAATAGAATTCCTACTATTAACGATCTTGAATATGGCGAAATTGCAATTAATTATGCAGATGGTAAGATTTTTTTAAAAAATTTAAACAATGACATTGTTGATACTACCAAACAAATTTTTGATGACACCACCAGTGTTATTACAAATACTGACAGTGATCTTGATCTAAGTTCAATTCAATTAAATGTTAACGGTACTGAAAAAATTTCAATTACTGCAGGAGGTATAACTTTTTCAGGACCGTTAACTCTAAACGGTGCAGAAACATTCACTCTTTTTGATAATGCTAATAACAAATATATTGCTATTCAAGCTCCTGATACCATAGAACAAAATTATATACTAAAATTACCTGCTGAACAACCTATTGATTTTAGTTTACTTGGAAACGATGGCAAAGGAAATACAACATGGAGTAAGACTGACTTTTTTGGCGGCAACAGGGTTTTTGCTTCTGACAGATACGGCGATGACCTAAATGACGGTGTAAATGCACCTGTAAAAACAATTAAAAGAGCTTGTCAGATTGCAGCAAGTTTAGGACAAATTCCAAATGTTGATCCCGGAACCGAAGCTTACAATGCAAAAAGATTATTAGAAGACAATAGAAGATACATTCAAAAAGAAACAATAGAATTTATTGAATATAATTTTGTTTATTTCAACAATTATTTTGATACAGTTAAGTGTGAAAGAGACACAGGTCTAATTATTGATGCAGTTACATATGATTTTGTTTTAGGAACAAATTATAATTCTGTAACTGCAGGTTTATCCTATAAAAGGGCAAATGCCAGCTCAAATCAAACATATCAAAGTATACAAACACTTGGTTCTATTAATTTTGCAAAAGGTGAAGTAAACGGTTATCTAACAGCTAATCCAACTGCACAGGCAGCTAGTGATGCAAATTTTGATATCATAACAAATATTATTGAAAACGATATTGTAGCAACATTAAATTTTCCTGCTGCATCAGGAACAACTACAAATCAATATAATGCCATGCTTCAGCTTGTTGCAAATAGGACTTTTGCCCAAGAAGAAATAATCGCTTATATTAATCAAGAATATCCTACACTTAATTACGATAGTTCAAAATGTTATAGAGATGTTGGATATTTAATTGATGCTTTGTGCTACGACATCATGTATGGAAATAATAGCAGTATTATATCCGGAGGTAACAGTGCATCAGTAACTGCAGCTCAATCTTATTATGTCAACGGAGTGAGCCAATTAGGTCAAAATGAAGCAACTGCTACAGCAGATGCATATGATTATCTTTCAGTTGTTTTAGGAAATATCATTCAAGCAGATATTAATTGGAGTCCTATTTCAACTACAAGTAGTCAAGATATATCTAACCCTGCTTCTACTGCTACAGAAGTTAGTTTAACTGCGGCTTTATTACAAATTGTAGAAGATGCAATCACAGCAGGCAATCCAAATAGTATTCCTACATTAGTACAAGCTCCTGTATCTAATGAACCTTTATATTCTAGTTTTACAAATGTTCAAAACTTAAGAGGAACAACTATTTCGGCCACAATAAATTTTATAACTACAACTTACAATAACCTAACTTACAATTCAGCAACATGCGAAAGAGACGTAGGTTTAATTGTTGATGCTGTTGTTTTTGATTTAATCCTAGGCGGAAATGAAAAATCCGTTGAAGCAGGAGAGAGCTATTTAACAGTTACTGAAGTAATAAACAATCAAAAAACAGCAACTGTTGAATCTATAAAATTCATAAGAGATTTAAGTATTAGCATTATTAACAGTGCAGATCATCCAGCAAAATATCAGAATATAGTACAGCAAGTAAAATATCCTGCTCTTACTGCTTCAACTACAGAAACTGATATTTTAGCATTATACAATATCATTGTAGATATATTAGACACAGAAACTGCATATAGTGGAACAGTTACAGCAGCATCTTTTAGGACTATTCCAGTTACAGTAAATGTTGCTAGTGGAGATTTTTATGTAGACAATCCTATTATTATTCCAGATCTAGTTTCTGTTGTAGGAGATAGTTTGCGAGCAGTTGTTATTCGACCATTGAATGCAAATAAAGATATGTTTAGGGTAAGGAATGGAGCATATCTCACTGGCATCACTTTCCGAGATGGCCTTGATAATGATTTGCGTCCAGATTACACATTTGATTTTGCGGTAGCATTTGATGATCCTACTGATAGTTCAGTTGATAGGACAGGATATTTTGGTCTGTCTAAAGATAAACCAACTATAACTTTATCTCCATATATTCAAAATTCATCAATAATATCATTCTTAGGCGGCAATGGAGTCAAAGTTGACGGATCAAAAGTTCTTACTCCTAACATTCCTCAATTTCCAGACGAAGCAGAATTTCCAGTTAATTTAACAGATGGTGTGCCTGAACAAGGTAAATCTATGGTTGCTAACGCTTTCACAATGGTATCATTTGGCGGTACAGGATGGCTTGTAACTAATGACGGATATGCCCAAATTGTATCTTGTTTTCAAATATTTTGCCTAAATGGTTCATACTGCCAGTCTGGTGGATACTTATCTATTACAAACTCGGCTACAAACTTTGGTTATTTTGCTTTACGAGCAACAGGTTATAGCCAAAATAGTTTTACATTTGATAGAGGTTTGATTGCAAACATAGGAACATCAAATGGTGTTTTTACAATAACTTCTATTGGAACAGGAAGAAGAGTTATTGAACAATTTGTAATTAGAATTAAAGATGCTACTACAAATTTAGATATAACAAGTAGTTTCAAGGCCGTACAGCCAATTAAGACATTTGATGCAGCAGTTGACATTGATGCAACTTTAAACCAAATAACAATTGTAGGACATGGTATATTAGATAGTACACCTGCACAGTACAGCAATGACGGTAATATTGATATTCCTGGTTTAGTTGATCAGGCTATCTATTACATAAAAACTATCGATGAAGATACTATTGAATTATACAATGACGAAGGATTATTAGCTCAAATAGATATTACAGCAGTTGGTGTAGGTAATCACAAACTGTTGCTTTTTCCAGAAGAATTTTTTGTCGATAGGATGATAGATTATCACAATAATTATCAAACATTAAATTTAGATCCTGGAACATACAGTTTTTCTCCTGGTGATTCAATAGTTGGAGAAACAGATGGATTTGAAAATAATGCTTATGTTTATTCATACAATAGCGCAACAAATGTTTTAGTTGTATCAGTAGAGTACAGCGTTATAAATGAATTACAACAACGAGTGTTTTGGTCTGCAACTAGCTCTATAACTAGCATTAATGGAAGTTCAAGCAATATTGGTGTTGCAGGTACCGCATCACGTACAGATTTATGGACTTCACAGTTTCAAATTCAATCTACAGTTGAAGGAAATACTTTTCTGCAATATGCCCAGGCATTATTACAAAAAATAAATTTCCATCGTCCAAGTATTGTAAACTCGTCGGCTCATACATGGGAATATGCCGGATCAGGAATTGACTACAATGCATTACCACAAAACGGTGGTTTAGGAAGAGGTGCATCTTTTGAGCAGATATCAGAATTACCAGGTAGAGTTTACAGTTCAGGTACAAATGAATTAGGTGATTTTAAAGTTGGCGATTTTATTGTTGCTGAAAATAAATCTGGTAATATCATTTTTAGGACAGAAGTCCAAATTACAACATTAGCAGTTTTGAAGTTGTCGTTATCAGATGTTGAAGTTGATGCTATATCTACTGATGTTGATCTAGGCGACAATGAGCCAGGCGGAGCTCTTAATAGTAGATTATCAACGCAACTTGCAGTGCGGAGTTTTTTTGCTAATAGATTAGGTGATGTGTTAGATAAACAAGCTAGTTCTAATGCTGTTCCTGGTGCTTTAGTATTACTAAATAGTCAAGGACAAATAAACGCAGATTTATTACCTCCTAGTCGAGGTGTAACCACTTACAATGTAGATTCATACGAAGGTAGGTTTACATTATGGAATACAGTACCTGTAACAGAAATTCTATCAGGTGATAATGCAAGTGAAACATATGATCAAATAGAATTAACTCTTACATCAGCAACATACATTGTTAAAGGCGTGTTCTTAATTCAAGATAGCAGTGGAGCATCTGGTACTGTTAAAGAAGCTGTTATCAACGGTACAACTTTAATACTTGTAAATCCAACAGGCACATTTAATACATCTAATCAATTGATAGATAATGGTACATTTCTTGGTGCAGCTTCAGTTCCAACAGTTGTAGGACCAGTAACAACAATTGTTGAAAATTATTTTCTAAACAATGATAACACAAATCAATTTCTAGTATTAGACCCTTCACAAAGTTATAATTTTAGCACAACGGTGAGTGTTATAGGAGCAGTTTCAGGTGCAGAAGGTAATTTGGTTAATGGTCCAACAGGAACTGGTTCTGTTAGTCCTTTAAGACTTGGTATCTTGTACACACTTAATATAACTAATGGAGGATCAGGATATAGCAATGGAGGAAACACTATTGTCTACAATGCAGTGTTATACGGAAACGGAGCCAGTAATACTCTTGGTAATGTTACAGTATCAAATGGTGTAATTACAAATATTGATATAGTTGATGCGAGTGAATATTGGACAGTAGGCGATACTATAACAGTTTCAAATGCAGATTTCAGCGGAACTGGCAGCGGTTTTGCCGGAGTTGTAACTTCTATCCAAAATAGATTGTTCTTAGAGTTAACAGGTAGTTATATTAAATTTTCTCCTAGTTCTGCTATTCCAGACTATATAACTGATGCAAATGCTCCAATCTTTGGAGTCAATCAAACAGGATCGATTGTAAAATCATTTAATGCCGCTGATATTGCTCAAAGCGGTGATGTTGATTACGCTAATAATTACATTAATATAACAGCGCACGGATTTGCTGACGGCGATCCGGTTAGGTATAGTAATGGAGGTAATTTAACAATTACAGGACTCACTAATAATACGACATATTTTGTAAAAGTTATAACAACAGATTTAATTGAACTATATACAAATTATGCTTTTACTAGTGGAACTGCAGTAAGTTTAAGTGGATCAAGCACCGGATCACACAATCTAACAAGATATGAAATAAATGTTGACGAAAATAGGATAATATACCCTAGCCATGGACTAACTGTTGGAACTCCAGTTAGACTATCGAGCTCTTCATTAATGCCCGGAGGTTTAAATGATTTTAGTTCTTACTGGATAGGTAGTGTTACAACAAATTCTTTTAGTTTACACAATAACGTAGCAGATGCAACAAGCAGTGTCAACGGAGCTACAACATCAGCAGTTGATATTACAGATGTAGGTGCTGGTACTTTATCAGTAAGAGAGCAAAACGTTAAAGTAATTGGGGCTTACAATTATTCAAGTTCTGTTGCAACCAACTGGAGCGGAATAGCGCAATCTACTATAGATGCGTCAAACATTGTTAGTGGCGTTATAACAACCTCTAGATTAGCAGCAGCAGGTTCTGCATCTAATAAAACGTTCCTTAGGGGAGACAGTTCTTGGCAATATGCACTCCAGAATATTAGACCAAATACTAATAGTCCAATAACATTTACAGGAGATTATTTTACAACAAGTAATATCAATTATTATTATAATTCATTAGTAATTGATATTACACGAGCTTCTGATCAAGCATCAAATCCCAATGATAATACCTATAGTTCAGAAGGATTATCTAGCTTTCTTAAAAGTCAATTCACAGTTACTAACGGAAAAGTAAGTGTCAAATCAGGAGTAATTGATGCAGGATTGTTAGGAGGATTT